GAATATCGGCCCATGTCGGCCTCGGGGACCGACCGGCAAAGGCGCCGCGCTAGCGACGCGGTCATGGCCTCGTACCACCGGCGACTCAGATCGAGCGACTGGGTCATTCCGGTCACCTGATCCAGATAGCGGCGGCGCCACACGACAAGCTGGTAGTATTTGCACTGGTCGTTGGGCATCGGCCAGACGTACAGGACGGGCGCGTCTAGGTCCCTCTGCTGGTACCAGTTGAACGGAACGCCCGGGGTGTTCTTGGCGACCATCGAATTCCAGTCGTCAAGGTTCCATGCCCCGAGCGGGATTTCGGTCGGAGAGTTCCCGAAGTACAGTTCGCGCAGCGCGAGGGGCTCGGTATTCCCTGTTGCGCGGACGCGCCAGCCGACCGCCTGTGGGGCGCCGGAAAGGTCCTTCCAGAACCACGTTCCGTCGACCGCCGTAATCGTTTCCGCGTCGAGTGCCGTCCACGTAGAGCCGTCCAGCGAGTACTCGTAGAACAGGGAGAAATCGGCGGTCACCCCAAACAGACACCCGACCGTGGTGATCTGGGTGGCATCGGCGAACGTGCAGCCGATTGCCCCATCGACCGCCGTCTGGGTGCAGATGGTATCGAAGTCATCGTCGAACGCATATTCGGCGGTGCCGCCCTGAGTGGTCGTCGCGGTGTCGTACTCCGGTCGGGAGAGATATCGCTGATTGACCGTCAGGACCACGCTTGTGCCCACGGGAAGCGGGACCCGGTTGACGTTCTGGTACAGCGGCAGGATGACCGAGTCGCGAGCCCATAGCTGCACGCCGAGGTTCAGCATCTCGTCGAACATGAGATTGAACTGGTCGTAGGCGATCTCGACGATTTCGTTGCTGAGCTTGGCGGCGGGTATCCCGGCGCGACGCGTCGCTTCCTCGACCATATGCCGGGCGGTGTAGGGTCTGAGCGCCCCGGTGTTATTGTTCGAGGTGGACACCGACTACTCCTTTTTGCAGACGACGGCCTCATACACGAGATGATCGGCCTGCGGCACCCGCAGTTTCAGGAAATCCGCCACTTCGGCCTCCAGCACCTCGCTCGCGATGCATGTCGTGGTCTTGGCCGTCGTGTCGGTGCAGTGGATGTCGAAGAAGACGGGCGCCTTGCTAACGGGCATTTCCGCACTTGAATCGGCCAAAGGAGCGTCGGTCGCCATGGGGTCCTCCTAGTTTGCCGACGGGACGTAGTCGATCATGACGTTGGTTGCCGTCACCGAGTCCGTCCCGCCGCCCTGAATAGCAAAACTGACATAAAGTGCGTTGGAAACATTGGAAATGGTCGTGGACGAGGGTGGACTATTGGTCGTCGATCCACCGTAGCCCAGGTCGTTTCTCGTCACGATAAGCGCCGTGGTCGCGTTGATCAGGATTATCTCCCAGATGACGGACCCCTGCCGCTGCGACGCCGACATGGCGGAGGTCGAATAGAGGCCCTGATCCGACGTTGTTCCGGCGGTGCCGATGCGGACGTATAGTGACCCCGTATTCGTCGTCCCAGACTTGGTCACCATCGCAGTGATCCGAATACGGTCGCCCACCCGCCACGAGGCGGCGGGCAACTGGTACTGGTGAACGATGGTCTCGGAAGCGTTGATCGCGGAGGACGAGGTATCGAGAGACGACAGCGGCGCCGGGCGGGTAAGCGTCTTCCAGCGCGTCCCGTCGTCCCACATCATGTTGCCCTTGGTGCCGAAGTTCGTGCAGAACACCATGCGGCCAGCCGTACCAGCAACGGGAAGATTTGCGTAGGTCACTCCGGTGATCGCCATCGTCGTGGCCGTCGCGACGCCCAAGCTCGGCGTCGTGAGCACCGGGCTCGTCGTCATCGCGACGTTGCCGGAACCGGAGACCGTGTACTCGCCCAACGTCCCGGAGTTGTTGTAGAGCACCTTCGTGTTGGTGCCGCCCGTGACGACGGTGGTTCCGACCGTCATCGTGGTCGCGCCGCCCTCGACCTTCTGCCACGCCGAGACGGTGCCGTTGTAGATGGCCCAGTCACCGACGGACCAGTCGGCGATACCGTTCAGGTTGGTAGTGCCCGCCACCGAGACGACGTAGTAGTAGCCGTTCGTGCCGACGCCGGACGCCAGCGCGGGCGTGTTGGTCGCGGCATTCCACGTCCCCTGATAGCTCGTGGAGCCCATCGCCGCCGCGAGTTCGGCCAGCGTGATCGGTCCGGGGATGACGGTGCTGCCGCTGAGGTTGCCGATCACCGTCCCGGTGGCGTTGGGGTAGAGGCCGGGGTAGTCGACGACTCCCCGGCCTGCCTGAACTGCGTCGACCATGGGTTAAACGCCCCCTTGGATCATGGTGAAATTCATCGTGCAGGCGCCCGTCGCGTAGAGGCTGACGCCGGTCACCGGCTTTCCGAAGTTGCCGGTGTTGTTCGCCGTTTGCGAGGCAACGATGGGATGGTCGAACCAGACCCGGTCGCTGGGGTCCAGCGTCGCGTCCTGCAGGTCGTCCATCGTAAAGCGGACTGTGTAGGTCGGCGTCCCCGAGGTGATGACGCAGGAGAACGAGATGTCGGTCGGGATCGCGCGGGTGTTTGTCGGCATGGTGCCGAGGTCGGCCGCCGCCGCCCATCCGACCGTCAGCGCGGCGCCGGTACCGGCGTCGACCGAGATGCGGGTGACCGTCGCGAAGGTGATCGGGAGGATCAGGGTCGTCGCGTTGGGGCCGATGGTGGCGTAGCTCATCGCGCGGCCGGTGTTCTTCTCCGTCCCGTAGACCACGAAGTTCTTGGTCCGAAGGTCGGCGCCGCTGATGATCTGGATGCGCTGACCGCCATTGGGGACGGTCACGGTCGAGGACGCGAGAGTCAGGTCGCCCGCCCCTCCGGGCGTCTGGCTGGCCGCCACTCCATCTGTCGACGCCGCCGAGATCGTCAGCGTCTTGCGGTAAGTCTGGGGCATCCGAACCTCTCTTTACTTCAAGGCTATTGTCGGGCCGCCCGGTACGCCTCCCTCTTAGAAGGAAGCGCGCCCCGGGAGGAGCGCGCTTCCGGTCATCAGGTCGGGTTGACGCCGATGCCCGAGGTCGCCGCCGTCGGCGCCGCGCCGTCGACGTAGATCTGGCCTCGCGTGGTGGCATCGGTGCCGAACTCGGTGATGCCGATCAGCGTGCAGTCCTTCATCATGAGCAGGCCGCCCGCCGAGGCCGCCAGCGTCGAGAGGCCGCTCATGGTCGTCGAGCCCGACTGCGCCGCGTTGTCGAACAGGCAGCCCTTGAACAGCGTGGTGCGGTCGATGCAGCCCGCCGCCGACCCGACGATGCCGATGGTGTTGGCCGAGGAGGTGTAGAAGGGGAAGTGGCAGTCGATGAACTCGTTGCGCGGCGTCGCGGAGGCGAGTTCGAGGCTGGCGTTCGCGACGGTCTTGGTGACCGTATCGAGGCCGATCTGGCACCCGACGAAACGGTTCTCGCCCGTGCCGCTGATCTTCAGCGAGCGGCTGGAGGTCGACTGGGCCGAAGCCGCGTCGCCCGCGCCGCCGAACTGGACATTGTGGAAGTAGTTGCGGCCCCCGGTAACGGTGAAGCAGATCTGGTTGTTGCCGCCGGTCGAAAAGCCATTGAAAAACGACACATTGGCGATGATGCTGCCCGAGGCGGACATCGTCACGAAGTTGCCGCTGCCGAAGGTCGCCTGCGTGTAGGTGCCGGTCGGCGGGGCGAAGCGAGCGCGGCTGTTGGGGCTCATGGCACCCATGCCGATGATGTGCGTCGCGTCCTTGTTCAGGACCAGCGTGCCGACCGTGGCCGTCGAATCGACCGCCGCCGCGTTCGCGACACTGAGGCGCTGCGAGGACGTGGTCAGGCCGTTGTTGACCACCACGATGGTGTCGTTCTTGCCGCTCGTGCAGGCGGCATACGCGCGATAGATGGTCTTCATCGGCTGGCCCGAGGAGCCGGGGTAGGCGTCGGAGCCGTTGAGATAGTCGACGAAGAACACGCGGCCCGTCGTAATCGGGACGCCGCTCATGCCCATCGTCGGGACGCCGTCGACGAGCAGGCCGTTCAGGACTTCGGTGGTAGTGGCAGACATGGAAGCCTCCTATGAGGGAAATTGGCCAACGCTACGCGGAGGGTAGGCAGGTGGGGGGCTGATTGGCCCCCCACCCAAAACTCGTTCAGTGGGCCTCTAAGGGGTCGGGCGACAGAGAGGGAGGAGGTTCTCTGCCGCCCTCGTCGCGTCGGGTCATGGCCGAACCCCGGCGCGCCGATGGCGTTAGGCGCCGGGGGTGCCGTAGACCGTGCGCCAGTTGGTCCAGCCCGCGTCCCAGCGGGAGGTACACTTGTACCGCATCGTGTCGGTGGCGAAGTCGCCCTCCATCGACCGCTGCGCCATGCGGCGGGTGATGAACTGGAGGCCGTACTTCTCGTCGGTCTTGACGAACCACGCGGTCGGCGACGTCAGTCGGGTGATCACCTCGTAACCCTCGGGGAGGGCCTTGGTGCTCATGACCGGGTTGATGTCGTTGTTCGCCGCGCCGGTGCGGAGCGCCGACTTGGTGATGACCTCGGCCTGCCACTCGTTCTCCGGGCTGACGATCAGCTTGCGCGGCGTGATACGAACGCGCTTCTGGTCGTTGTCCTGAGCCTTGCGGATCTGGGTCAGCATGGACTCGACCGAGGTCTGCGAGAGGACCGCTGGAGTGGCGAGCAGGTTGCTCTGCGTGCCGCCGACGACCGGGTGCGAGGCCGAGCAGAGCGGCTGGCCGTCGCCACCGAGGTACGCGCCGTTGAAAGCGCGGTTGAGGATATTGGCGGTCTCGGTCTCTTCGGTCTCGGCCATGCCTTGGCCCATCTGCTCGGAGTAGATGCGGCCGAGGCTGATGTGATCGCCGTCCTCGACGAGGACCTTGGTCATGCCGAAGGCGATGCCGAACTGGCGGAAGTAATAGGTCTTGTTGAAGACCACGCCGCCGCTCTTGAAGGTGACCGGGCCGCCTTCACCCATCTGCGGGGCGGCGCCGAGGCCGAACATGACGGGCTCCATCATGTAGGCTCGCTGGATGCCGGGCTTCACCCGGAAGATCGAGCGGAACTCCTTCCGCTGTTCGTAGATACCGTCGAAGTGCTCCGACAGAATCGGCTCCACGAGAATCCGAAACTGTGCGGAATTCATCGGAGTGGGCATTGAAGTCTCCTATGGAAATCTGCTTGTCGTTTGCGATCTTGCTCAGGGGGACCGCTAACCCCATACGGGAGGAAGGGCGGCCCGGAGGCCGCCCCTAGCGTTAGACCGCAGGCTGGATCGTCGCCTTGACGCGGATGATCGGGTAGGAGTCGCCCCACGCATTGTCGGCGTAGGGGGCGAGGCCGGTGACCGTGAAGGTGCCCGGCGTGGCGGCCGTGGTCGCGGCATCGAGGGCCTGAGTGCTGGACCCGGTGTAGATCGAGCCCTGCGAGGTGTTCGCGAGGTTGATGCCTTCGCCGATGATCGTGGCGGCTGCCGTGGCGTTGAGTTGCGCCTCATATTCCGCCGAGCCGTCGAACGGCGTGATGTCGACCCACATCTCGGTGTTGGAGTCGTAGGTCTGGGCGGCGGGCCAGTACGGCAGGAGGAACGGGCGATTGTTCGAGATGAAGAAGCACCCGGCAAAAACGCCGATGGTGTTCTCCGCGCCGGTGCCGACCGGGATCACATAGCCGCTCGAATCGAGCTTGACGGGAGTGCCCGAGTACATGGCGGTGGCGTAGGCCGACGGAATGGAGTTCGGCATGCGGCGCATGCGAATCTCGCCCGAGGGATGGAAAACGGGACGGAGCCCGAACGGTGCAGCAGTGCTGGACATAAACAGCCTCCAAGCAGGGGG